CGCGATTTGTTTAGCGATGACGAACGAACCTTTGGATCACAATGTGATTTGAAATTTCGGGTGTCTCGCGATTGATTTTGTAAATTTATAAAGTAAAAAAAAAGAAAAAGATGGCATCAACAAGCATCATGAATTCAACTGACGTTGTAATTCAAATTTCGGAAGATAGTGGGTCAACTTACGACATCATTGGTCGTGCCACATCTGCATCATTGAGCGTGAGCATGGAAACACGCGACACAACCACCAAAGATTCAGCCGGATGGCAAGAAAATTTGGAAGGTCTAAAATCTTGGTCATTGAGTGGCGACGGATTGGTCACCTACTCAATCTCTGGAGATTACGACACACCAGACGAGTTGTTCACCCTATTGTCAAACCGCACCTTGGTAAAAGTGAAATTCGGTTCGGAAACAAGCGGCGAAATTGACTACACTGGTGACGCGTACTTGGTTTCTTACGAGCAAGAAGCGGGCGTTGAAGAAAATGTGACTTACTCATTCTCATTCACGGGAACGGGCACATTGACACAAGCGTCAGTAGCATAAGACAAACGGGGCCGTCCATCGGGCGGTCCCTTTATTACATAACAACAAAACAAAAAGAAAATGACACACATCATTGAAATCGGTGACAGAAAACACCCAATACGATTTGGATTCAACGCCTTGCGTGAATTCTCAAGAATGACGGGAACAACATTGGCGCAACTGGAATCACTTGGGGAAGATATGACTTTGGACCAAGCCATCACGCTGATGTATTGCGGATTTAAAGACGGGGCGAGAAAAGAAAAATCGCCGTTCCGTTATGATGTGGCCGACATCGCGGATTGGATTGATGAGGATCAAACGTTGATTGAAAAAGCGTTTGGAATTTTTGAAGAACAATTCGCGGATAAAGGCGCAAAAAAGTAGTTGACCGAACGGGTCAAAAGCCAACGGACGTTCCTACATGGGACACATTGGAAGCGTTCGCGTTCGGTCAAATTGGTTTGATGCCGTCCCAATTTTATGACCTTTTGCCCCGTGAGTGGGGCAACTTAGTGAGTGGTTGGAATGAAAGTCAAAACCGAAAAGAACAAGGGGATTGGGAAAGGACACGTTGGATGACAACGATCCTTTTGAATCCGCACACAAAGAAGCGAATCAAACCGAAAGATTTGATTGTGTTTCCTTGGGAAACCGAACCGAAAAAAGACCGCAAGGTTTGGACGCGGGGCGAAATTTTGGATGTAATAAACAAACGCAAAGAACGCGCAAAAGCCAATGGCAAGTCTTTCAAGTCTTAACTACAAACTAACGGCGAACATCGCGCCATTCAAAAAGGGTCTAAACAAAGCCGGACGGGCGATGGACCAAATGGGGCGGAAGATGCAACAATTCGGCAAGAATATGTCGATGTCCGTGACCGCCCCAATATTGGCAATGGGCGGTGCGTCGTTTGCGGTGTTCAAGAATTTCGAGGCGGAGATGTCGAAGGTGAAAGCCGTTTCGGGTGCCACCGCGGAAGAATTCAAAGCCCTATCGGATAATGCCAAAAAACTTGGGGCGTCGACGATGTTCAGCGCCAGCCAAGTGGCGCAACTGCAAACGGAGTTCGCGAAACTTGGTTTTAGCGCCACCGAAATCACCAAGGTCACGGAATCAACATTGGCATTGGCGCAAGCCTCGGGCAGTGATTTGGCGCGTGCCGCAGAGGTGGCCGGTTCTACATTGCGGGCGTTTGGATTAGACGCCAGCGAAACGGGACGTGTGACCGATGTGATGGCGACGTCATTCAGTTCATCGGCGTTGGACATGGAGACGTTCGCGGAATCCATGAAATATGTGGCGCCCGTTGCGAAGTCCGCCGGGATGTCATTGGAACAAACATCCGCGATGTTGGCGGTGTTGGCCAACAATGGTATTAAAGGAAGCCAAGCGGGTACATCATTGCGCCGTATCATTTCCGAATTGGGTGCCACGGGCGGCGATGTAGAAAAAGCAATTGCGAACCTTGCGAAAACTGGGTTGAACCTTGCGGATGCCAAAGATGAGGTTGGCCGTTCGGCACAATCGGCGTTGTTGATTCTTGCGGAAGGTGTCGACCAAATTGATCCGTTGACCAAATCATTTGAAAATTCAGCGGGTGCCGCCAAGGAAATGGCGGATATCATGGGCGACAATGCCTATGGTGCGGGCAAGCGTTTGGAATCCGCGATGGAAGGTTTGGGCATTTCCTTTGGGGAGATTATCGCCGAAGCCATCGTCCCCATGGTTGAAGGGATTGCCGTTCTTGCGGGAAAATTGAATAACGCATCGCCAGCGACCAAGAAATTCGCCGTTGCCTTTGCCGCCGTTCTTGCGGCGGTTGGTCCCGGAGTTTACGCCGTGGGCGGATTGGTTCGTAATTTTACCACACTAAAAACCGCAATCACCGCATCATCCACCGCCACAAAGATTGCGACCGCAGTTCAAAAGGCGTTCAATTTAGCCATCAAATCAAACCCCGTTGGTGCCGCCATCGCTGGTGTCGTAGCATTGGGCGCGGCAATCTTTGCTTACAGCCAAAAGAAAAAGGAGGCGGCAGATATTGAGGAAGATTACAACGACGCCGTTAGCGATGAAATCGCACAAATGGAAGTGCGTAAATCGACCGCCAACGATATGTTGGAATTGCTCAAGGATGAAAATTTAGGGAGCAAGGAGCGTTCAAGCATCATCAAGGATTTAAATAAAAACTATAAGGACTATTTACCCAAGTTGCTGACCGAACGCGATTCGGTTTTGGACATCGCAAATGCACAAAAACATTTGAATGAGCAGATGGCCAAACGGGTCATCATGATGGCGGCGCAAGAGCAATTGGAGGAAGCAACGCAACGCGCCGTCGAGGCGATGAAACAAATGGTCCCAGCGCAACGAAAGTTGAACGAAGTCCTTGCGAAATATAAGAAAGAAACTGGCGAAACTATCGACCAGCAAAACGCATTGCGCATTGCGACCACTGAATTTAACCATCCTTTTCACAATTTAATTCAACAAGTTTCGTCGGCGTATGGTGAATTTGGGATGTATGAAACTACATTGGAAGGCGCGAAACTGGAGATGGCGACATTCACCCAGCAAATCGACATGCTTGCGGGTGCAGTTACCGACGGATCAAGTGGCAACATTAAATTTTCAAGTTCAATTGGAGCCGCTGGCGATGAAGCAGAAGAAACGGGCGGAAAAGTTGAGGACCTAAAAGAAAAAATTGACGACCTTAAAATTTCCGAAGTCAGCATCAACGAAGGCATCTTCGAAGATGTGGAAGAAGATGTCGAGCAATTCGATAGTTCATTCACAAGAGCATACGAACGGGCGAAACTATTCGGCGAAAAATACAAAGAGTTAGGACAAGGAATTGCCGACGTGATGCACAGAGCATCCGTGGACACCATCGCGGGAATGGCGGAAATCGCTGGGGCAATGGTTGTCGGTGAAGCGTCGTTCGCTGATTTGCGACAATTTGCATTGGCTCAATTCGCTGGCCTTTTGGAACAACTTGGAAAGATGTTCATCCAATATGGTATCAGCGTCGAAGGGTTCGTCAAGGCGTTGGCATTAGGACCGACACCAATGGCGGCGGCATTGGCCGTTGGTGCGGGTGTTGCCATGATTGCCGCGGCGGGGGCCATTCGTTCCAAAATGAAATCGGCATCCGAAGGGTCAATCCCAGCGATGGCCGAAGGGGGAATCGTAACGGGACCGACATTGGCATTGATTGGGGAAGGTAGAGAATCCGAAGCAGTCATCCCATTGTCAAAACTAAACACGATGATGCAAGGCGGTGGATCAAACAACGTGGTGGTCACTGGCCGCATCAGTGGCGCGGACATTCTATTGAGCAACGAACGCGCACAACGCAACAGAACAAGACAACGCGGTTTTTAATATATGGGCATTAGATTACAAAGTTCCTTTCGTTCATCCAATGACGATTACTACAAAATAGAAATCCACGATACCGCCTATTCTGGGACGGCGGTCGATGTCAAATTGGGTGGCAATGGTTTCACGCTGAATCATGACGGCGAAACCGACACGATATTTTCCCCAATCATTGGGTCATCCGTTTCGTTGACGATATACAACGACGACCCATTGGTCGATGCATTTAGCACGGCGTTATTGAATGCGCAAGACAAACAATTTTATATCCGCATCGAACGGGTGCGAAATGTGGCGGCCGGATTCAAAGAACGCGTGGAAGCCGACGGCGGAACGTTTGAGGGTTTCGAATGTTTAGAACAAAAGATTGACGCATTAGATGACGCAAGTGAACCGGCGGCCGATGAATACGGATTGTTTTGGACGGGGTACATCGTCCAAGATTTGATTGAAGAAGCCGACGAATCAAAGCCACGCGCCATACAATTGAATGCGGCGGACGGCATTTCATTGTTGTCAACAATTGACTATGAATTTAGTTTGGCCGCCAGTGAAAAGACCATCAAGGAAATATTGGTTGACATCCTCGATTCGTCGGGCATATCCTCGCTTTTTGAAAGCGATGAAATATTGTTGACGACATCAACGCATTGGTGGGCAGATGAACACACCTACAACGTGTCCAATGATCCAATGGATTTGACGCGTTTTGATCTCAAGATTTTCACGGAATATTTTGATGATGGTTCGCGTTCATATACCAACGCATTGGATGTCATCCGCGAGATATCGAAAACATTTGGCGCAAGGTTCTATTTCGACACGTCGTTCCGTTTTGAGCAAATCGGATTCCGTGACAATGTGAACATCCGAGAATTCCGCTATCTACCAACGGGCACATTAGACGATTCGGGAACGTTGTCGTTGGATGTGAGCGTCGACCAAAATAGTGTGTATCGTTCGGGGGGCAATTTTAGATTTTTGCCAGCGGTCAAACGTGTGTTGTTGTCGCAACAAAAGATTTTTTCCGACAACCTCATTCGGAATTCAATATCATTCCCAGCGGATGAAATTGACATTGGAATCATCCCGTCATTGGACAATGGCCGCGTCATCTTTGAATTGCAAAGCAAGATTCAAACGTACATTTCCAGTTCACAACAAGGGACGGCAACACCATTGTTCACCGCAACGATTAGGTTGGAGCCATCCGATGGTTCGGCAACAAGGTATTGGAAAAATTCATTGATTGTGAACACCCTTGTATTTGGTCCGGGGTCATGGTCAACATCTTCCGATACGTTCAAATTTGCTGGGAACCTTGTGTCACGTTCGGCATCTGCAAAGACCACAAAATCACACACCATTTCCACGGGGCCATTGCCTACGGACGGGGAAATTTATGTTGATATTGATTTCCTTGGGTTCTACGATTTCGGATTGGACCCGACGTTCATAGCGTCGCCGAATTCATTCGATTGGGGTGTGGCATTGAACGCCGTGAAATATGAGAATGACAACAACCCCGCGGACGTCATTGAAACGATATTCAGCGCATCGAACACATCGTCATCGTTGGGATCAAATATCAATGTTGATTTAGGGTCCACAAGATTGGGAGACGGCCCCGGTGCCGTTGGTTCGTTGTATGTTTACGACGGCTCGGATTGGGTGCCATCAACGGGATGGCGCACGGGCAATTCGGGAACATATGTTGACGTTTCGAATTTGTGTGTGTCCGAGATATTGGCGTTGCAATCGTCGGTGGTGAAAAGATTTGAGGGCACCACAATACATGGCCACAATTTTAAGAGCCGATTGATTTTTGATTCTGCATTTTGGATTCAATTGCGTGGGTCATACAATGCCAACCGCGATGAATACAACGGCGAGTGGTTCAAGATTTCACGCGTCACGGCGACCACATCATTGGACGACCCTATCATTGACACGGGCATCGATGATGGCGCCGCGGATATTTTTGATTTTTCCGGGATGTATTCAAACGTTGGTTCGGGAAGCGTGGGCAATATGCCGGTGTCATTCGATGAAGAATCTATTGGACCATACCAGCAAACAACGACGGGTGGAAAAATTAATGGTTCGGCGGTCGTCACTGGCGACACCAATTTGCAAGCGGGATTGACGCACGACGGATTTTTGATTCAAAACATTCAAGACGTGACGAATTCCGCCGGGTCGTCCTACGATGTGAGTGACACGGACTACATGATATTCAACACATGGACGGGAACGACGGGAACGGCCACCATCAATTTGCCAGCGGCCGCAGATAATGAAGGGCGGTTGTTGCGATTCAAATCGGATGGGACCATTGCGGCGAATAAGATTGTGAACCTTGTGCCACAATCGGGGGACACCATTGACGGCAATGGGGAATTTGCATTCGATCGCGATTATGATGGCGTGATGCTATTGGCGCACAATGACAATTGGTTCATCATCCAACGAAAGGCCAAATAAACGCGCAATGATAGTTTATATTTGTAATACATACATACACCCAAATGAATAACGCTACTTTTTATTACCTACTCCGTAGAGGCGTATTCGGGGCGAACCTTGGCAATTCCGTTGCCGTCTTTCGTACTCGCGTCCTTAATGATGGAGGGATTTTTGAATCACGAACATGCGTCAACAAAGCCGTTGCCGCGTTAGAAATAGACGAATAATATGGCAACACTTTTCGACGACGCCAGCTTGGTCATGATTCCAAGCGGCTACAAAGACGACAAACTTTATAGCATTAAGCCGGTTGAAAGATTGGGGAGTGAGGAAGTCACCAATGGCGATTTTAGTGGCGGCACAACCAGTTGGACGGCTTCAAATGCCACATTATCTATTGATTCCGGCGCGTTAAAAATAACGTCTACGGGGGGCAATAGACCGCAAGCCAATCAAACAATATCGGGTTTAACCATTGGTAAAAGATACAGATTGACGGCCGTTGCAAAAAGAGGCACAACGGCCAACGCCGTTGAAATAGAAATCTCCGGTATTGCGAACCCAACAAATTCAAACAAGAATTTTACTACGGAATATGCAACGCTTGTTGCGGAATTTACGGCGACATCAACAAGCCACATTATACAAGCAAAGATTGACGACGCATCGGAACCAGCTGGAACAACGGCATTTTTCCAATCCGTATCAATGAAAGAAATCATTGCAAACGGCGACTTCACCTTTTCCCGCGACGGATCGGGCGCAAGCCCAGCGACCCGTGTGAATAGTGCGGGGCTTATTGAAAAGGGACGGACGAATTTATTGCTTCAATCGAATACGTTTGATAATGCAGTTTGGGTAGACGATGGGGGTGGTTGCACAAGGACATCGGGGCAATCGGGATATGACGGCACGAATGATGCTTGGTTACTTACTCAAGATGGGCCGGGGTTTGAAAACATAGTTCAGTCGGTAAGTTCTTCGGGTGTGAATACATATAGCATTTATGCTAAAGGAACATCAACTGCATTTACATTGCGTATTGCAAACACGGGAGATCGGGTTTTATTTAATTTAAGCACGGGTAGTGTAGCAAGTACATTCGGTAGTAACCTCGTAGATTATGGTATGACCGATATAGGTAGTGGTTGGTATAGATGTTATTTGACTGCAAACACAACAATCACAAACTTAAATATATATCCTTACTTTAATAGCACTACGGCAACAAGCGTTACAATCCAAGACGCCCAGTTGGAAAAAGGGTTAGTCAGCACGAGCGTAATTGAAACCACCACGGCGGCGGCAAGTGCGGGAATCTTAGGCGATATGCCGCGCCTTGACTATTCGGGGGGTGCGACTTGTCCTTCTCTTTTATTGGAGCCGGCGAGGACGAACGCGGTGTCGCAATCGGAATACTTGGATACTGTTTGGAGCAAAACAAGTGTAAGCGTAACGACAAACGCGGCGGTATCACCCGAGGGGGTACAGAATGCCGCTAAATTAGTTGAAGCGAATGCATCAAGTTTTCATTTTCTTTTATTTAGTGCAACGATAAATGCAGAGCCAACCACATTCAGTTTTTACGCTAAATCAGCAGAACGCACAAGCGTGAGTGCCTTCCTATCTCAGTCGGGGAATGTTGGCGCCGAATTTGATTTGAGCGCAGAAACCGCCACGGCATCGGGGACGGGTAACACCGCAAGCATTGAAAGTGTTGGAAATGGGTGGTATAGATGTATTGTGACAAATGATGGTTCAGCAGACTTAAACAATTCGGTGAGAATCGGTATTCAAAACGGCGCCTTGAATTCTTACCAAGGCGATGGAACATCGGGCGTTTATATATGGGGCGCACAACTTGAAATAAATGCAAGCTACCCAACCAGCTACGTCCCGACCTATGGGAGTGCTACGGCGAGGGGGGAAGATGTTTGTAATGGTGCTGGTGATTCTTCTTTATTTAATGATTCGGAAGGTGTTTTATTTGTTGAATTGGAAGCGTTGGAAGAAGATAGCACATATCGTTTTATTTCAATATCGGATGGCACAACAACGAATCGTGTAAATATTTTCTTGAATAACAACGACACATTGCGCGCCTTTGTGTCCGGTGTTGGTGCGCTTACCAGTTCGGTGAGTATAACACAAAACAATAAAGCCGCAATAAAATACAAAAGCGGTGATTATGCGTTTTGGGTGAATGGCAACGAAGTAGCGACAAACACATCCACAAGCGGCACGCATACTGGATTGAATGAATTGGCATTTGACATGGGAACGGGGTCAAATGATTTTTACGGCAAAGTGAAACAAGTCATTTATTTTGATTCAGCTTTAACGGATGCAGAATTAACCGCCCTAACAACATTATAATATGGACAAGGTTTTAAGAAAATACGCATTCGCAAACGAGGCGACCGCAAACGCCGCCATCGACGCATTGGGAACCGACGACGACGGAAACCCAACACACAACCACGCAATCTATGTTTTGGGCAACATCGTGGTCACGCCCGGAACATACGACGACGAAGGCGAAGAATTGACGGCACCCGTGTTGTCCGATACTTACAACGTCGACGTCGTTTGGAGCGGTACGCCATCACCCGATTGGGATTCCCAAATGGTATGGATGGCACCATTCGGCGCATTGGTAGCGGGCGCATCGGACGTGCAACAAGAATGGTTGGCACAATGCAAGATTGAGCGCCCAGAATTATTCCCGGAACCGACCGATGATGTGGTTTCATAAACTTAAAAAATACTTTATCATGGCAAGAAAAATTGAAAAAATAATATTGCATTGCGCCGCCACACCCGAGGGCCGCGACGTAAGCACGGAAACAATTCGTTCATGGCACGTCAAGGGACGCGGCTGGTCCGACATCGGATACCATTTCGTTATTGAATTGGATGGCCAAGTGAAAGAAGGGCGCCCAATGCACCGATCGGGTGCCCATACATTGGGAGAAAATGCCACATCAATCGGTATTTGCTACGTCGGCGGCATCGATAAAAACAAGAAGCCGAAGGACACGCGCAACGAAGCGCAAAAATCATCCATGGACAAATTGATAAATGGATTGTTGGAAGAACACCCCGGCGCCACAATACACGGCCACAATGAGTTCGCCAACAAAGCATGCCCATCGTTCGACGTGCAAAAGGAATACGGACATTTGAATCCAAAGCCGAAGGCGAAGCCAAAGGCAAAGGCCGAAAGCAAAAAGGCGGAATAAAAATGGAGATAGTCGGCACCATAAAAAAGAACATCCAAACGATTTTGTCGTTTGCGGATTCCGAATTTCTCGAATTGCTCATCGCCATCCTTCACACCTTCTTATTGCCATTGGCAGTATGGGCGGAAATTGGATTCAAATGGCACGTCATATTGATGGCCATCGGCGGCGGAATCTTTCAATTCTATTCGGTGGGTATTCGCGATTTGCGGTGCCGATATTATTCCACCATCGTCGCGTCATTTGTCGCCATCCTTACGGCCGAACAATACATCATGAACGGATTGATTTGGGAAGCGCCATCGCGGTTGGGTTGGATTATCATCGCATTCGCCGCCATCGTTAACCAAATAAGAGTGACCAAGCAATGGAAAGCAAAGAAATAATTATTGCAGTAGTCACCATTTTGGGAAGTGGTGCGGCCTTCAAATTTTACGAATACGCAATGAGAAACAAACGCGAGGCGGCACGCGAATTGCGTGAAGAACGCCGAGCGGAAAACCCCGAAACAATGTTCCGTGACGACCTATTGAAACGAGTGAATGAAATGTCCGTGGCCCTCGATTCCGCCAATATCAAGATTCTGGAATTGACACAAAAGGTGGCCGAGTTGGAAACGGAAAACAAGTATCTACAACGTGAAATCGATATCTTAAAAAGAAAATAACAATGAACAATTTTTACCAAATATTTAAGGACGACAACGATTGGAACGAAAAAACAATCATTGGATTCCTATCATTCGCCATGATGGTCATCGTCATGATCATTGACGTCGTCACCGGCGCATTCGGAAAAGATTTGGCCATCAATCAATTCACATACAATTCATTTTTGATTGTGACATTGGGGTCGTTCGGCATCGCTGGGTTGGAGAAATTCGCCAAGCCGAAAAGAAGCATTCGCAAATAATAAGCAATAATTTATGACCATCACCCATGATTTTGAAGGTGCGTCCAACGACGCGCCAAAGGATTCGTTTGACCAGTTCATCGAAGAATTGGCACAACAAGACCAACCACAATGTTCAATCGAAAACCCGGAGGAATGCGATTCTTGTGGGTCATAATCATTGCCGCGATGTTGTCGTCGTGTGGTGCATCGTGGCACCTAAAGCGTGCGATTGCAAAAGACCCGACGATTGCCACGGACACCATCGTTCGCGTTGATACAACCATTGTAACGAACGAACGCCGTATCACGGACACATTGGTCGTCAACGATACAATCGTGCGTGAAATCGAATCCAATGGCGTGCGGGCGAGCATACAAAGAATACACGACACCATACGTGTGGATGTTGTGTGTCCGCCCGATACCATTCGCGTGGATATGGAAGTTCCAGTGGACCGAATCATTTATAAAGACAACCCGCCCAAGCGTTCCCTTTTGGATCGTGTGGAAACGATGTTGTTCATGGTCGTGTTGATATCCATCGCATTGATGGTCCGTCAATTTTTAATGGGGCGGCGTAACTAATAACGCACAACGGGGGGACCCGTTGTTTTGTTGTTGTGTGGGGGAATCCTTTGGGTTCCCCTTTTTTATTTGCGTGAACGTCCAATGATACTTTATTTTGATAATGCTAAATAATTAAAGTTATGATTGGATATATCTACGTCACAAAGACGACATGCGGCCATTACTATGTCGGCCAAAGAAAAAAGCAAAGATTTGATGAATCGTATTTTGGTAGTGGTAAACTATTAAAAGGAAAGACGATTGAATCATGTAAAATGATTGATTCGTCGGAATCATTCTATCGGCTAAACGAAAAGGAACGCACATGGATTCGTGTTTATAAAATGAAACATGGTGACAAATGTTTGAACCGCGGTCCAGTGATCATGTGCCAAAATGGGTTGGTGTTTGTACACAAGAAAACGAATATTGTGGTTATTGGTTTGAATGAAATGAAATACATTTATCGAATAGCGGCACCCAAATTACGAAAGATATTGAAGGGGGAATGCAAACCGCAAAATGGATTCCACCCGGAAGATTGGGAAGTATTATCGTATCACGAATATGATGTCCGACGTTTAATTATTTAGCACAATCAAGCGCGGATGCTTGAGGGGAATCCAATGGGTTCCCCTTTTTTATGCCAAGTAAAAAACCCCGGTTATCCACAAGGGGCGCCGGGGTTTTCACACAACAATCAGAATGTAAGAGAGAGACTAAAGAGCGATTGTTTATTCTTTTTTTCCTTGTTTTCAGTTGGTCGACCTTGACCGAGTATGTGGCTTGCTTCCCCCTTGCGGGGTCGCGAACACTTACGCGGGCAAGGTCGGAAAACATCAACCACAAGTCAAGATTTAGCGTTGTCGATTATTCACGGACGTATTAACATTTTTTTTTTAATTTTTTTTGTCCACATGTTGTGAATTCATTTTTTTGTTGTATGTTTACACTATCAAACAAAAACAACTAAAAACAACGATTATGAAAACGACAAACGAAATCGCAAACCAAATCAAATCACAAATCACAGATTTGAAAGCAAACAACGAATCGTACGATTTAGCCGAGTTGATTTATGACTACACTGCACAATTAAGCACGAGCAATGTGCAAGACATAAAACTTCGCGAAGAACTTTTTGAAATATTAGGATAAACAACAACCCAACAACCACCGCCCGACGCTGAAACAAACGTCGGGTTTTGGTGGTATAAAACCAAAGACAATGAAAAAGATCAAAGCATTTATTTTAAAACACTACCCGCCGGTAGTCGTTGCGATTCTCATCGCCATTGGATTATTCGCATTCGGAATGTTGTTCGCGCTGATTGAAAACATCACGCCCAACGTCCCCGTGCATTTACGATAAAGATTCCGAACGACGCCCGGAATCCAACACAACAATGATTGGCGTCAATAACATTTTTTTAATTATGGCAAAAGTAGATTTTGCAAAAGGACACGGAACCATTTTGAGTGGTTCGGTAAAGTATGCCCGCCTAACTAACGAAAGCGGTCCCGACGGCATGTCGGAAAAGTATGGGTGCGATTTGTATTTGGACGACGCATCGGTCAAACAACTGAA